AGTCGCGGCGGTCGTTACAGCAATTTGGATATCCAGAGTATTTCCACTGGTCACGCCCAGTGCGGTCTTTTCCTGTGTAACACAGTTAGCTACTCCAGTTCCGCCACTTGCGGCCTGTGCGATCGCAGGACCCATAAAGGTCGCATCTCCTTCTTGGAGTGCTGTTCCCGTTAACTTGAAACCTGAACAGAAATCCGCTCCAGTTCCTACGCTACTTACTCCCATTGATATGGAACTTATTTGCGAAACTCCGCTTGGTACAACCAAACTCAAGCCAGAACTTGCGAACTGACTGGTCATGCTCTGGAACGATGTGGTCGCGCTCAATGCGGAACTCGTCCTCGTTACGACAATGCTCATGTGTATTTTATGCCCTCACCTTGATTGGTCCCAGAGATGCCAATACAGGCGATCCTCTGGAAAAGGAACGTACTGCCGCTTTTGCCAAGAACGCACCCACTAAAGTTTTAGTGATGGCTTGCTTATTTGACTTTGCGGACTTCGATAAAGTCGTTAAACCTGTATTAAGATCACCTGCTAAAAAAGACTTCATTGCAGAACCTGCATTAGTCTGTTCTAAAAGAGCCAAAGCGGCCCCAGTTTCAATTACATTAATCCCAAAAGAACGAGAAGGTTTCCTTCTGGCTCGTGCACGACGTCTGACCATGCCCGTTTATTGGGTCTTGTTATATAACAGTTCGTGATGTTTGCTTATGTACTTTCCGCACTGGTTGCAATAGTGTTGTCTTTTGAAATTATATAGTATTTTCCCCTTTGCATTGGTACATTCACAAGGCCACATTTTAGTATATTTGAAGTTCTGAGCTTCTCTTTTGACCAACTGTCTAACCCATTCACTAAAAGAGATCTCTCTATAGCGGCATATTCGCTTTGCCAAGAAGTACCATTCCGCTTGGGTAGGGAATTTTAGCGCCACTTGCTTGAGCGGCCCGCCATAATGCGGATGCCGACCCGAACTTATCCCGCCCATCTACACCGCCTTACAACAATGTTTACACATTACCCTACCATTAATATTTTTCTCGCCCACATATGATCGGGTCATTGCGTCACAACGAATACACCGCGCAGGGCTTCTATTGCTGTGCGTCATTTTAGTAATCCCTCCCTCCACATTAGGACGCCTTCCCATCTACGGGCTTGTTTTTTAGTCCCGTTCTCTACAATGTCGAAGTAACACTTCGGACACATATGCCATGAAGAACATGATACACGGCATCTAATACACTCTTTTCCATATTTGACTTGTTCCATCTTTATCTCTCTAGGCTTACATGGAAGAACCCCTATATAGTATATACGGTATATATGGAAAATAAAAGAAGTGGGTGACTCCAAAACACAAAAAGTATATACTTAATCAAAACTAGAGACCGTCATACCTATTATTATTGGTATATATTATATTATTATTATATTATATTATAGATTATTCTTTACTTTAACCCTAGCTTAGCCCTGTTCTGGGGCTGTTTTACCCCTACTTCGGGGTCATTCTGGGTCTTTAGTAGCCCTTCTAGGCCGCTTCTTTTCATTAACATCTCTGCGACTAGCCCCATTATAGGGTTGTCTTTTGTTATAGCTTTGATTGTACTTTGGCCTGTAGACTCGTCTAATTTTTTGCTAGCCGCACCCAGAGAACCGAAAAAAGAAGATTGAAAAGTTTCAAGCATTCCGTGGGTCCGTTCTTCGATTTCGTCTATGATCGGTTCAAGAATTAATAACAGGTCGTCATCACTTTCAGTCGACTTTGCCCACTCAACCCACTTATCCTTACTCAGTTTAGCGATATAATGACTTATTCCAAAATAGAATAATGACCAAGCGATAAAGTACCCCAATAGTTCTAAGGCTGAAATAACCACTTAATCCCTATCGAGTAAAGTTTTAAGCGCCGCCAGAAAAGAGATCGCGCCAACTATCTTTAATTGGTTCTCAGTCACAGTCCGAGGCCTTCTTCTGCTCTTGTCAATGCGGTTTCTTTACCATAGGTCGGACGTACTACAATACTTTTGAAAGCAGGTTTAGTTATCTCGGCATCCTGTGCCAATTTCAATAATGCAATTATCGCGCCTACATTCATTTTTTCACGTACTTCTCGTAAAAGTCACGAGTTTCTCCCCTGTATAATACTTGACCAACCGCAGGTATTGTAAGTTCAATAATTGCTTCGTTTAAATCTTTTATAAAAATCGCCGTATCAATCTTTTCAGCAAGGTCAGGGTCGAGTGTAGTTTGTTTAGACAAAGCCGTAATAAGTATAGGTAAGATTACAGGCAAAGAAGCAACCGCGATCCCCCCCAGTATAAGTTTAGGGGTATTTTCATTGCCTAAAAATGTATTGATATTTTCGTGTATCTTATGTCTCGATAAACCGTCACGCTCTGCCGCCGTGAGCTTTTGAATCTCCACGTCTATTGGTACTGCTTCGTAAGTCATTAGCGCCTCTTTTTCTTTCCTGCAGGGGTTTTCCTGAACGCTACGCCCATTTTCTTTAGGTTTAGTTTACCTGATCGCAACCTAAAGCGAGGTTTGTTTGCATTCGCTTTAACATACTTATTCCAAGCTGAAAGTTGACGTTTACGCCTGGGTTTAGTGGTCTCGACTCTAGTTCCTGACGCCACAAAAGAAGTCATACCACCTAATCTAGTTCCACACTCTGGGCAATATTTGGGCATCACTGCACCTCTTTCCCTTCTACAACTACTGTCATGGACCCGCTTGGGCCTACAGCTACCATTTTCATCCCTGTATTGGGTGGGATCGTATAGTATAAGTTTGGGAATTGGGGCCCGATACCTGCGTTTATGATAATAAACTTGCTAACGTGGAGGGCCTCCCCATTGCCCTGTAGAGACCACGACAACACATCACCTGCAGAACATCCGCTATAATCGAAAGAGACGTTGGTGACGACACTATAGAACCTATTGGGAGAGATAAAGTCCAGTAAGGTTGTGCCGCCTGCGGTTAATGCTTCTTGGCCACTCCACGCAAACATGTGATCACCAAAGAAGTTAAGGCTCGGCCCCGTCGAAAGTGTCATTCTATCTTACCATAAAGTCGCCCTGTCAATACTACAGTGGCTGTCTTAGTAGCACTACAGCCCCACGAAAACGTAAAATTGGAATATGGCGGTACAAGGACTTTCAAGAATGGGCCACCAGTAGCTTTTCCTGCTGGTGCTTGGTCCCACTTTGACTCGTAAATGACTATGCCATCCATTGCAGATTCTACGACAACGTTGTTATCTCCGTTTTCAGTTTCTGTAAAATATAATTCCATTATTGCAATATATGATCCTGTGTTAAAATCAAGCATCACGGTATCGGCCGCACTTGAACCATTAGTAATCACACCACTGTTAGCGTAACAATAGTTCCCAATAACATTAAGGGTTTTACCTACTGAAGCTGTAAACTGCGGTCCATAGCCAACGCCTTCAGGCATTGTTCAATTTACTCGAATTGAATCGTACAGCTAGAATCGATAGTCGCGGCGGTCGTTACAGCAATTTGGATATCCAGAGTATTTCCACTGGTCACGCCCAGTGCGGTCTTTTCCTGTGTAACACAGTTAGCTACTCCAGTTCCGCCACTTGCGGCCTGTGCGATCGCAGGACCCATAAAGGTCGC